CCTCACGGGGCTCCTGAGCAGTTTGCTGACCCTTAATCGGGCAACATGCATCCACGCTCGCGCTTTCGCGCCATATAAATCCCATGGCCGATCACTATGAGTGACCTCCATAGTGCGTTTTCCCCGGTGACTCTTGACTTATGGTGCAGTTGGTTACTGCACTTTGTCATAGGTTTCTGGGGGACAAGCGTCCACGGCACTGGTGTGCCTAGAGGTCCTGAGGAAGGGCCTCGTATGTTTGTGTCATCACCCCCCGTCACGTCCAACGGAAATGCGGTCCGGCGTCACCCCCTCGTAAGATGGGGAGACTCACCGAACTTCTCTACGTTGGCGTTAGCTCGCGCGTACGTTCCTACCGGCGGTGTAGTAAACACCTCCACGGAATCGTATCGAGAGCGTAATCTATTGGGGAAGGGAATAGTCGCATATAAGAAGTATAAACCGACTTCTTACTATTCCTTTGCAATGAAGTTCCAGCCTAGTGGCTTCGTGCGCCAGGTATATAGTTACAATCCTGGCGGTGGACAGCCACTCCAATACCGTGCGAGATACCGAGAACTCGGATACTCGTACACTGGTGGCGGAGGAACTGGTATGGGTTCGCTCGATCTCCTCTTCAAGAGGAACTCCAATATTAACGACTGGCGTGCGGTTGCTAACCGCGCGTTGATCGCCAACTTGGAGGCTAGAGCTCGTTCTGAGATCATGATAAAGGCGCGACATAACAAAATGTCGCTAGGCGAATCCCTTGCGGAATTGCCGAAAACCATTTCACTCGTGGCTTGGTCGACTGCTCGTCTCTACTTCGCTTTTCAGCATCTCCGTCGAGGAGACGTGAAGAAAGCTTTTGAGGCGTTAGGAATCAGACACCTTACCGATAGGCGTGGACGCGTCGTAGAACGCGCGTCTTCACTGGAGAGCAAATGGCTCGCTCTCCGGTACGGTTGGTTACCGATAGCCTATGACATATACGGCGGTGTAAAGGCCGTACAGGCGGGCTTCGACAATCCCACTCACTTTACGGTGAGCAGGAACGTTAAAGAGGTTTTGCCGTTCTTCGGCCACATGTGGAATCTGAACGATGCGCCTTGGCGCAAGATCAAGTATGATTTCCACACGCAGTGCGATGTCCAGTACAAGTACCGGCTTCGCGTTAAAGATGCGACACTGTCCTACCTTACCAGCTTTGGGTTAGAAAACCCATTGTATGTGGCGTGGCAGGTAGTCCCTTACAGCTTCGTGCTGGATTGGGCTCTTCCGATCTCTGATTGGTTGTCTGCTTTGTCTGCGCCTCTTGGTTTGGACTTCCTCGACGGGTATCGTTCGACACACGTAGAGCATACGTCAAGTTGGACGATCGGCGGTTTCGGTGGCTCTGGTTCATCACCAGGCGTCACTTACATCGACGACATGGGGGAGGCGAAAGCCGTTCTCCAGGCCGTGGAGCTTAGTAGGGAGAAGTTAACTTCTTTCCCAATAGTTTCTCCGTATGCCCGTATCCCTGGTCTCTCACCCACGCGAATAGCAGACGCTATCGCGCTCACAAAGGAATACCGCAGAACGCGGTGATCTTCCTTCAACCAACTGGTGGTAATATGCCTCAGCTTCAAAATCTGGTCCTCGCGGACCGGACAATCCCCACTCCCGTCAACCACACTTTCACCCCATCTGGCATCAACCAGCAGGGTGTCGGTGAAGTGGTAAACTCGAGTGGTGTACCCGTAGGGTCCGAACGTGTGACCGTCTCAATGAAGAAGGCGAACACACGCTATAAAGGGTCGGTGCGGCTCACGCTGCCCGTTCTCGTTACTGAGACCATTAACGGTGTCAGTAATCCTGTCGTCGCCCGTGTCGCTTATGTGAACATGGACTTTTCGTTCGACGAGAAATCTACCGAGCAGGAACGCAAGAACGCCGTCGGCATGGCCGCAGACGCTCTTGCCTCTGGCAAGGTGCTCGTGAACGACACCCTCACTAAACTCGAGGGTATCTACTAGTTGAGCCTCTTGGGCCTTCTAGTAGTATCTGCACTATTGGTGATGTTTGTAGTTTTGTACTACCTCGTCACTCGCGAGTGATCGCGCGCAATTCCGCGTTGAAGTGCAGTTGACAGGATCGCATTAGGAGATATCCATGCGGAAATCGAGAGCCAAAAGGCCTCTACCCACAATACCGTCTAATACGTACGTTGATTTTAGCCAGCTGTTGCGTGAGCAACTACTAGCGGATCCCAGCCGTAAGGCAGGGTACCTTTCTGAGGTATTCGAATCCAAGTTGGTTGATGGTGGTGCTTCGGCGCCTCCTGATGTACGGCGCGATCGCGCCATTGATAAATGGCTCGGGCGCGAGGTGGTTAATCGGGACACCAACTGTCGGCTCATGCTCGCAAACGAGGAGGATTTCCTCTTCCTCGACTCATCGGGTTTCCCGGTCAGTGCGCGAGATGTGATCGATTGGTGCAAACAACAAATTAGTCGCCTTCTTGGCGATGAAATCCCATGGGATCGGCTTAAAGGCCTTTTCTCAGGGGGCGCTTCGACTTCGGTGAAGCGTGGTGTTGGCACCGTGCCACGAAAGTACCAGGATGGTACAAACATAACTGAAAGTGCCAAGATGGCATATATGACCATCGCCTCGATGGCTGACGGTCTTCCCCACGAGCTTACTATAGTCGAGGGGAACGTTATGTTCACAGTCCCTAAAACGGCCGAGATTGACCGGGTTGCCTGTAAGGAACCCGAACTCAACATGTACTGTCAACGGGCAGTCGGTGAATACCTCCGATCTGTTCTGCGAAAGAAGGGCGTTGATCTTGATGACCAGTCGGTCAATCAAGGACTTGCGCGAACCGGTTCGGTCGATGGAAGCCTAGCGACTATCGACTTATCGTCCGCATCTGACTCTGTTACGACTCAAATTGTGACGGAGTTATTTCCTTTCGAGTGGACTACCCTTCTCATGGATCTCCGCTCCCCTTTCACTTTTGTGAGGGGAGAGTGGCATCGTAATGAGATGATTGCCTCTATGGGCAACGGGTTCACATTTGAATTAGAATCCTT